GCACCGTGTTGACAAAGGTTTTAAGCAGCGACGGGTCGCCCTTGGCCTGCATGAATTCGGCCGCGATCTCTGACCACGACTTCCAGCCCAGCGGCGAATACAGCGACGACAGGTGAAAACCCACCGTCTTGCCGTCACCAGGTGCAGTCGCACGCCATTCGCCCTTGGCCAGCATGTCGGCCTTGTGGCGTTCCTCGATCAGCGTGCCGCAGTCCTCGCAGGCATAGGCCGCGGTCTGCGGGTCGTCGTTGTCCCACTTCAGGTTTTTCCACTGCAGCCACTGGCTGTGGTCGCAGTGCGGGCACGCCACGAAATACTTGCGCTGGTCGCTACGCAGGTATTCGCGCTCGATGCGCGACACGTCTTTCACGGTCGGCGTGCTGCACATGTAGACCTTGCGCCGTGCGAACGTGGTGGTCCGCTTTTCCGCCAGCTGGATCGGGTCGCCTTCGCCGTCCACGTCCAGCGGGTAGGCGTCGATCTCGTCCAGGAACAGGTAGCGCACTGGCATCGACCGCAGGCCGGCCGCGCTGTTGGCGCCGCTGATGATCAGCACGCCGCCGTCGAACTCTTTGGTCATCATGCTGTTGGACGCATCGCGGCTTGAATTGTTGGCGATGCGTTCGTGCAGGATCGGCGTTTCCTCGATCATCGGCGCCAGTCGCTGCTTGCTGAACCGCTTGGCCGTGTCGACCGTCGGCTGCACCAGCAGCATGGGACCAGGCGCGTGATGGATCACGAAGCCTAGCCAGTTGTTGCCAGTCTCAGACTTGCCCACCTGGGCGCCGGCCATGAACACCACGCGCTGCGCTGGGCTGCTGGGCGACATCTCGTCCATGATCTCGCGCAGGTACGGTGTGCGCTCAGTGCGCCAGCGGCCAGGCTCGGCCGACGCTTTCTGCGACAGCATGCGGTTGGCATCAGCCCACGTGCTGACCGTGTAGTCTGGATCTGGTCGCAGGCCGTTGGCGAACGCCGTGCGGTAAACGATGGCGCCGTCCATCAGTCGAACTTCAGGTCTTCAAGTGCGCGCCGGATCTCTTTGGTCAGCATCTGATGCACTTTGAATTGGTTTGTCTCTGCGGCCAGCACGCCGGCCACACGGTCGGGCAGGTTCAGCAGGGCGTCGCGCACCTGCCTGGCTGCCTTGAATGATTCGCGCTGAACCACGTCAGCTTCCACCAGCTTGCCTTCGCGCTGTTCCAGTTCCAGTTCCGCCAGGCGCATCTTGAATTGTTCGTGCTTGGCGCGGGCTTCGGCGTAGGTCATCGGCTCGTCGGAATCGACACTTTCCGCCGATGTGTCGATCTCAGGCTTGCGTTTCGACACGTGTGCAGCGGCGCCAGTCAGGCTGTCGGTGTTCTCTGCCCACTCTTTGTCGGCAGCCTCGACGTCGATCAGGTATCGGCCAGACGGTTTGGCAGTGACGGACTTGACCAAACGGCCAGATTTTATGGCCGCCAAGACCGCCTGCAGCGTGACTTTGCGGTGTTTAGCGTAGTGACTAGGTGGGATCATGGGTGAAATAGGTTAGTAACCACTAACTAGCGATAGATCGCGCGAGCGAATGACCCACGACACCCACCCCCTCAAAAGGGACCCGCGTTTTTCTGTGGTGTAGAAACAACACATCATCGCGCAGTCTTCAGTGCATAGGCCCACGCATCGCGCAGGTTCTGTTCGAACTGTGCGCTGACTACCTTGCCGCCGATGGATGTCATGTCGAAGCGCTTTCTATACTTCGGCTGCTGTGCGAAGACCATCAGTGCTTCGATGCGCTTGTTGTTGTTGACGCGGGCGTAGATGCCTGCACTGCGGCCTGATCCTTTGGGCTGGCCAATGAAATACCGACCAGCCTTGCCACCAGTGTTCAGGTCTGCAGTGATGCGCTTGATCTGTGCAAGGCTCACACCACCGAAGCTGTCGCGCTTGATGTTGCCTGTGGGCACCAAGGCTTGGGCACGCACGCCACTGACCTTGCTGGCCATGGCCTCGAACTTCTTTTCGAAGCCCTTGATGCGTCGTCCACCGCCTTGCACTTCGAACTTCAGGTATCGGGCCTGCTTGTCCTTGGCGAACACGAATGCCGTCAGGTTGCGGCGCTCTGCTTTCTGGAACACGAATGCGCTGCGTGTGAACGCATTGGGCCTGTCGAACGATGTGGTGGTGGCCGCGTTCATTTCCTTGCGCACCGCCATGGCTGTGTTGGTCAGGGCCTTGGCAATGGCGAATGGGGCCTGCCGGCTGGTGAACTGTTCCAGCTTTGGCAGTATGGCCTTGATGTTGGATTCGACTGTGATCTGCATGGTTTGAATGATAGCGCCAGGTTGGAATTGGCGCTGATGTGTTTTCCGTGAATGTTAGTGACTACTAACTTAATCAGCGGGGGTCATAGGGGGTCATGGGGGTCGTCACTTTCCTATGTGCGTACGTGCTTTCGCGTGTTGCCATTTCCTTCTTATATCATTCATATATATATAGTGACCCCATATGACCCCAAGTGGCCGCAAGCCAATGCCAGTGCGGGTTTGATGGGGGGTCATGGGGCGGGGTCACTATTGGCATTGTTCAAATAAGTGACCCCCGATTTATCAAAATGGTTGATCTTGGTCGCCTGTCTTGGGTGGCACCAACACACGACGAACGCCGTGGGTTTTCTTGGCTGCACCGTTGTTCAGCTTCCTGATGATGTGGCCGGCTGTGTTCAGTTGATTGCGTTCTGGGCGCTCGATGCCCACCTCGATCAGCACGTCCAGCACGGTCATCCATCGCCAGATTGCGTTTGGTGCTTGCCAGTCCAGTCGTGACATCAGTCGGTCTTCGATTGGATCGCGTACCTCGAATTCTGTGTTGGCCTCGTTCAGCTTGGCCATTTCATCGGGCTGCAGGAACCAAGTTTCGCCGGCCACATACATCTGATGGAACTCAGCCCAGACCTGCTGCATGTTCAGATTGTGGCTGTGGTCGATGTGTTCGCACTCGATGGTCCAGTAGCGTCGGTTGCCGGTGATGTCGTGCAGGAATTCACGGGGGTTTACGCTGGCAAAGAACACGGTGCGACGGCCGTATTCCGATTCGCGCCTTGCGTATGCTCGACGCAGCACGTCACGGTCGCGGGTTAGAAACGACTTCAGTGCGGCGATGTCTGATTTGCGGAACGTGGCATCTAGTTCGCCCAGCTCAACCAGCCAGAACGAACATGCTTGCTTCACGCTATCCTTATCGTCTGGGCGTAAGATCCAGCCGTCCTGGGCCAGTCGTGTGCTGTCTGGCACCAGTGACTTGAACCACTTGGTCTTGCCCAGGTATTGGTCGCCCTGCAGCACCAGCACGCCGTGTGCGCTCACACCATCAGCACGGAAGGCTGCCGCGATGGCGCTGATCATCCAGCGTTTCATCAAGGTTTCTTTCAGCGTCTGGTCTTGGCCTTTGGCTTTGACTGTGTCGTAGAACGCTTGGGCGCGGCTGACGCCATCCCATGGTTCGCTGGTCACGTAGTTGATGGCTGGGTTGTATAGGTTCTGGTCGGCCAGGAACGTCACGAAGTCACCGATCTGGCCGGTGGGGTAGTTGAACTTGGCGCATTGCGATGACAGCCATGCCAGGCTTGCGTTGGCCTTGTTGTCCACGCTGAAGTTCACGCCTGGGATCATTATTTCGTCGTCCTTGCGGATGACGTCGTAGCGGATTGTCACATCCAGTCGCTGGCAGATTTCGTGCAGGTTCTCGATGGTGGCCAAAGGCTTTCCGCGTGATCCAACGTAAGGCAGCGGGGCTAAGTCCAGCACAGCGTTGTCGTTGGCCGGTTCAATGATCTCGCCTGTGTCCTGGTCGATGATTGATGCTGGTGCGCGGTGAATTGCCACCTGTTGCGAAGGCGCCTGACGCTTCATGCCAAGCTGCTCTGCTGCATCTTTGGCGGCTTTTTTCATGTCGCCACCGTGATCGTAATAGGCGAATAGGTCGAACGGTCCCACTGGTTGACCGCTTTCATCGCTGCATAGCGGGTCGCTGGCGTGGTGAATGAAACACTTGTTGGCCTCTGGCCATACGATCACACCTGGCAGCCCTGTGCCGCTGTGTGGCGACAGATAGCGCTTGCCTTGGCGTTTGTAGCCGTATCGCGCCAGCATTGCTTCGATGTCGTTTGCTGCGTTGTAGGCGTCGATCACGCTTTCGCCTGTGTGTGGCTGCGATGGTTGACGTGGTGCAGGTGCTGTGCGCTTTGGTGTCCATGGGCACACGGCCTTGAATTGCGGTTTTAGCGCTTCCCAATGTTCCCACATCTTCAGCAGAAAATCGGGCGGCTCTGGGAAACCATCGGCCGGCTTTGGGCGTGTCAGCCAGATGTATGGCTGCTGCGTCACCGGATGAATTGATGGTGGCAGAACGTCTTGGCGCTGCTTTTCAACAGCTGCACGGATCTCCCACACAGTGAAGTTGCCGGTCTGGCCGTCTGGCTTTGGCCATGTCAGTGAATGGTAGGGCAGGGCCATGCCTTCAGGCACGCGAAACATGACGCGAAACCCGTCTGGCGATCCTTGAATTGTTGGGTAGTTGTCGCGCAATGCGTCCAAGTCCCAGCCGAATTCCTCAAAGATCTGGCGCGTGGCATTGATGTCATCCACGTCAAAACTGCACAGACGCGAAGGGCCAAGTGCGGCGCCGATGTTCCAGTCTGGGTGCTTTTCATAGTAGGCACGGGCCTGCGCTGCGTCTGTGATGACGTCGTTGCCCCAGTTTTCTGTCAGCGGGCGTTTGGTTCTGGGTGGCAGCGGGACCAGTGCAAATTTGAACTGGTTGATGTAGCTGGCTGCGTAGTCTGCGGTGGTTGGGGCGATCATTCTGCGCCCCCGATCATGAAATCGTTGTAGTCCATGAAAAAGAAGACACGCGATCCATCTTCTTTGCACATATCCCAAGCGGTCGTGAACGCTTGCATCTGTGTCTGCGTGTGGTGATGCTTCCACTGGACGCACAGACTACCTTTGCGGTCCTCGATCGTCCAAAGCAATGAATGAAGCTGATCAAGTGAAAGCCCAAGAATTTGGGCTGCAATTTTGGCGGCTTTTTCCAGTCTTTCGACGCGCCACTGATTGCCATCATAGGCAATGTATTTCATAGCAAGTTCCTTCCCGCGCTGACAGAAAACAGATCGGCCGCGCGGCAAGAAGCCGATCTGTGTGTTTACTATACCCTAGCTTCGACCTGCTTCAGCAGTGACCGAATCGCCCAAGCCACTGCGCCTGGCACTTTAGTGTAGCCCTTGCGCCAGTTGATGATGGTCTGGTCACTGACGCCGAAGATGCTCTGCATGTCACGGTTCTTCATTTTCAGCACCGCCTGTGCGCGGACAAATTCATGCGATGTCATGCTGGCCCCTTGCGCGGATGCGTTCGATCATTCGCATGGCCATCTTGTATTCAAGGGTGTCTCTGCCTGATCGTGGTATGTGCATTCTGATGTCAGATATGCACGCCTCACGCTCGATGGCGATGGCCGTCTGCACCGTTTCGTTTGTGTGCGCATAGACGACTTCCATGCGTCCAATTTGGTAACAGTTCAGCGCCAGGTGCAGCGTGTTGTCGTTGGCGCCGGCCGCCTTCAGGTCGATGATCAATTCTTGCAGTGTCATTTGTCACCCCGCAAACTGTAAGCCGCCACAGCGATCACGACTGCGACCGTTAGCGCACCGCTGGCAAAGATCAGACCCAGCAGGGTCAAAAGTGAACGTGTGTCTTCGGTCATGCTTGCCCCTTGCGCAGCTTGGGCAGTGGCGCCCAGTGCGTATAAAAAGTTTCTTTGCCATTGAACTGGCCGTAAAGCGCCACGCCACCACGACCCAGCAGCTGTACCTTTACGCCGCGTGGGCATGTGTCGATTGGCTGCCAGAAATAGTTGTGGTCCACGGCTGCTGCGCCGGTGCTGTCTAATTGGGTCGTCATTTCCCAGCTCTCTTTCGTTTAATTTCCGCGATCTGTTCCCGCGCTTCGCGGAAGTAATCGACTTCGGATATTGGCTGCAGCTTTGCGTATGTGAACGGCCGTTGTCGGCGGATGCGCATGCGTGGTGGCCGTGGCTTGGTGGGCGATGGCCATGGTGCTGTTGGTGCAATGATGGTCTTCATGGTTCGTCCTCGCGCTCCACCGGCTCGACGCCGCGGCCGTGGCACTTATAGCAAGTCGACCCGTCGTACATGCCTTCGCCGGAACCGCTGCAACCGCTGCAGATCTCGTCTTCGTCGTCTTCGTCAGGCTCCATTGTGACGGGCAGGTCTTTCTTGCCGAACGTGCGTTCCCAGTTGTCTGCGAATGTCCTGGTGTCCACGCTGAATGGGCGTGGATCTGATTGTTTGCCGCCGTCGCCGTGTCTCATGCCGCCCCCTCGATCAATTCGGTGGCGATCTGGTACAGCACGGTGAAGTGGTTTTGGCCCATTTCCCAGGCGCCACGTTCTTCCAGCATCTTGTCCAGTGTCTTTTGCGCGGGTGTGCGCGTGTCTTCAAACAGCACGGCGCTGCTTTCTTGTTCGGTTGCGTATGGGTCTGTCATATCTTCCTAGCTCCCCCAGATTTCACGATGTTGGCCACCTTCTTGATGGCGGTTTCCAGTTGTTTGACGTTCACGGCTTCTAGCTGTGCGTCGTGGATCTCCATGCCCCAGTTGATCGCTGTCAGCTCTGGGCCGCTGCAGATGAACTTGTCGCCAAGCTGCACGCCACGGCTGGCCATGGACTTCAGCGCGTCCTGGCCTTCGCGGATCTGCGCTCGGTAGGCTTCGCCCACGTTCTGCATGGTCAGTGCTTCGGCCATGTTCAGGGCGGCCACCACGGTGTCGATGTCACCGCGTGTGCCTTTGCCCTGGGCGATGGATGCCAGCGCGTCGTGGTTTCGGATGCGCAGGATCACCAGCGCGTCGTCGATCTCAGCCAATGGTTTCAGGCCGACCGACACGTGTGCCATGGTGTCCACGATCACGCCGCGTGGTCGGTACTTGCTGCGCTTGCGGGTCATACTGCGTGACGCACGATGGCGGTCATAAATACACCAGCAAACACACCAGCGCAGAACATGACCGCAAGCCACGGTGCGCATGCGTTGCGTTCTGATGCCGCGATCCTTTTTGCGAATCGCTCAAGGTCAGCGATGGAATTGAATGTCCATCCCTCGACCAACCCTTCGCACCACTGCCAC